AAATTTTGAATGGCCTTGCGCTTATCAGTTAATAAAAAGAACCAAACAAAAAGTTTTCATAGATTATAACCCTGTAGCTTCTTTCTGGGTTCATGATAAAATCATTAATTGCCCGATCAATCCAAAAAGTGGCACAAAAGAATTTCCGTCTGTAAAAGTGATCAGATCCTGGCATATACATAATCATTTTATCACACAGGAAATGCACGATTCAATTGAGAATATCTCCGATAGAGAACTATGGAAAGCTTACGCCAGGGGGTTGACAGCGCAAGTTTCAGGCCTTGTGTTTCCGAACTTTATTAAAATACTTGATCCGTTTCCTGTCACAGATGATGTAATTTGGGGAATAGATTTCGGATACACTAATGATCCGACAGCCATAGTAAAATGTGCAATTAACCAAAGAATTAATGGTGTGTTTTATGATTACATTTTCGAAGAATTAAGCTATCAACCTGGCATCCCCCCCGGGATGATCAAGCAAATACTTCTTGACGCGGGATACAAGTTTGGGCAACCGGTATATATTGATCATGACAGTTCCATGCAGCGGGATCTCAGGGCATTAAGAATTGTGGCTGTTAAAGCAATTAAAGATTTAGATGCTGGAGTATTACATCTTAGAACAAAGAAAGTGGCCTACACTACAAAGTGTCAACTACCTCCGGAAACGGGGGAATGCTCAAACTTAGAATTTGAGCGCCGCAGGTATTCGTTTAAAATAAAAGATGACGGAACAAACTCCAATACCCCTGAAGACAGGTATAATCATCTAATGGACGCTGCCAGATATGCATCATTTACTCATGCAGTGAGAAGAGGACTGATAAAAGGCTTTAATCATGCTGCATAAAAAAGGCCCCTGTAGAAACAAAGGCCGTCACCAAAACTAACTTATGAGTACACAAATGTACAATTAATTTATTTTAAGTAATATTTTTTATTACTTTTGAAAAAACTTAACAAATGAAAGCAATAGATTTTCCACAACGGAACGTAATGCTTGCAGAAGACCAACCTGAATATGAAACACTTCCTGTTTTTTGTGAAGTAAAAGAGGTAATTGACAATGAAAAGCCTTATGACCCTCTGCTCCCGGTCCCTACTAAGCAAATTCCATGGACAATGACGGCCTGTTTCGAACTAACAGATGATGAGATTGCGGAAATTATAGCTACGAGAAAAATATGGTACCGTCAATGTCTTTTTGGAAACAACTTCCAGCCAATGATGATATTAACTCAAAAACCAACTTTCTAATGTTTCCGCTCGATAAAGAAACCGAAAACCAACTTAGAGACCTTGCCAAACGAATGCCGATTGTCTTACGCAATTCACACGAAAAACACATCTATACTCAGGAAGAACTTGAAGAATGGGGATATGTGGATGCTGAAAAACTCCCCGACGGCAAGTACCTTTTTAAATACCCTGTACAAGTTGCCCTAAATCATTACAGAGCTTTAAAAAAAGCATGGAAGAAGAAAGGTTTCAGAGGTTGTTCAGATTATATCGATAGGATTAATAAGCTTCCAAATTTATAAGCAATGCGCAGTAAATGATTTACCTAACTAAAAATTAAATAAATAAAACTATGGATATAAATAAATTTTTGGGATACTTCATGAATGCTTCCACAGAGGAACGGCTTGAAATTTTCACCGAACTTAAAAAAGCATTTGAAGTTTCGCTTCAGTCCCGCCATGCAGAAACAGAAAAATGTCTACTTTACATGAAAGATATTTATAGTGCGCACTTTGAAAACCAGCAGAAAAAACTTCCAGAGACATTACAGAATTTATAACCTGTGGAAATCATGAAAATAATAACTTACGCAATAGCCTTCACTATAAAATTTTCTATTTTGTCCCTGATACTAGCGTCTGGACTTCACTGGTACAATCCAAGCCTTCCGTTTTATACTCAAAATCCACTTGTTTGGTTGTTGGTTTATATACCATGCTTTGTAGGTTACGAGAACTTGCTTTATGAACTAAGGCAGCGTTACCTGAAAAGAAAGAAAGCTGAGTAATACACATCCTGTTAATAATTATGCCAGCAAATAGTAATAAATAATATTACTTTTACTATCGAAAAGCAATAGTTATTTCATTGGTAATAATTTAGGAATAAAAGTTTAAAATCACCCTTCGTTTTTACGAGGGGTTTTCTATAAAATAACTGACCAATAAAAATAATTACTTGGTAATAAAATTTATTACTTATTTTTATGCCGGAAAATTACACAAAACTGAAGTGCAGGAACTGCAATAAAACTTTGCTCTTTGTTGATATAGGTGATGGAACTTTTTCTATTTCTATGAACTGCACGAATTCTCAATGCAGGCATAGAAATGTATTTGAGTTCAAACAAGGATTGATAGCAATTGACATCACGCCTAAAATTTGCAGAGTTCATGCAGAATGTAAAAGAGAAATGGTGCCATGTAAATTCAAACATCGCGAGGTAGAGCAGCGGTTAGCTCGTTGGGCTCATAACCCGAAGGCCGCCGGTTCGAATCCGGCTCTCGCTACAACACACATAGAAAAAGGGTGCTTGAAAGTTTTTTAAACGTTGCGGAATAGCGATTGCGCAATTTCACATGAAGCGACGTTTATGATAATTTCCTAAGTGTACAGCAGGATAGGGCACCCGAAGAGCTTCATCGAAAGCCGTAATACTTAAAACGTATTACGGCTTTTTTATTTTATGAAATGACAAAAGAGAAAGCATTTAATAAAATCGCAAGGATAAGCGGAAACGCTGCAAAGTCTTTTTTCGGGCTTGACATGGGGCTTGGCGGCACGATCCAGTCAGACGTTATCAATCCTATAAATTACCGCTCTGGTGGTATTGCTTTTGGAAATGAAGGATGGAATTTTGGCGGAGCGGGATCCTTTGATGTTTTCTTTTCTTATGGCGGTCTCAAAGATATTGTCAAAGCTTATGAATGCTGCGCTCCTATTTACTCTATAGTTAATAAACAGGCTTATGCTTATGTGAATGGAAAAATAAGATTTGCTGATGCCAAAGACAAAGATGTAACCAATCCGTACACCAAGAAGATTCAAAAATTACTGCTCAGGCCGAATCCTATGCAAAACGGTAAACAGTTTGACGCACAAACGGCGATTTATCTCCGCCTATTTGGTTACGCTGTGTGGCTTCCTGTGAAGCCTGTTGGCTTTAAAAATGAAGACGCTACTGCGATGTGGAACATTCCGCCCTACATGTGCGAAATCACCACCAGCAAAAAAACTTTCTTCAGTGATAAAGGGAATTATATCGAATCGATAGTGGTCCGTTATGGAAACGAAATCACTACACTGAGTCAGGATGACGTAATCATTATCAAAGATATTACGCCGGGCTTTAATCACTTGTTTCTACCTAACAGTCCCATAAAGTCTATCCAACAAAATATCTCGAATGTTATAGGGATTTACAACAGTAAGGGAGCATTGATTCATTACCGTGGGGCACTTGGAATTCTCACACCCGAAAAAGATCCGGCCGGTGTTATTCCGTTGGATGAGGATGAGAAAGAGGAGATACAGACCGATCTTCTCAGGTACGGATTAAAGAGTAATCAATGGAAGTTCATCGTATCCAACAGCGCTTTAAAATGGCAACAAATGGGGATGCCTTACAGGGACCTTATGCTAACTGAGTGGGCCGAAGATGATACAATGGTAATAGCAGACGCCCTGAATTATCCCTACAGACTTCTTGCTGCTGCAAATACAACATCAATATCAGGTACTGAGGCAGAAGCCTTCAAAAAACAACTGTATCAGGATTTTGTAATTCCCTTTTCGAATATGGTGTATGAACAAATTAGTGAATTCTTTGGCGCCGCTGATTATGGAGTATCGATTAAAAAAGATTTTAGCCATATTCCTGTTCTTCAGGAAGACAAAATCAACAGCGGCCGTGCAAGGCTTTATTTAAATCAGGGATTACTTATTGAGTGGCAAAATAATATCATCACAGCTAATCAATGGCTGGCGATTAACCAGATGGATCCTATACCTGATGGAGACATGTATTACTATCAATGGGTTGCCCTTGGTAAAAAATTTAATTCACCGGCGCAGATAACTGTTGCGGATAATTCAAGCAGTTCCGGAAACAACAATAATTAATTATGAATACAGAAAAAAAAGAAGTAAACGTAAAGGAAGCAAAAAAAATTAACGCTGAAAAGCAAAAATCATTAAGCGAAAATAAAATCATTCAGAAATGAAAAACCTTGTACCAAAGTTTGAATCTCAGGAAGAAT